GCGGAGAAGAGCTACGAAGCTAGTGACCGCATCAAAGCCCTAGAACTACTCGCTAAAATCGCGGATGCACTGCCTAAGAACACCGCGCCAGCGAACACCGGCATGATGGTCAACTTTGATTTTGGCTCCCTAGCCACCCCAGCGACCACAATAGAGGCACAGCCCGTATGAACCAAATAAAGTTCGACTTGAACCTGTATCCGACCCTACGACGCTTCGCTCTATCACAAGCAGCTATCCGCATTGTGATTGGCCCAGCGGGGTCTGCGAAGACGTCATACTGTGCGTTGGAAATCATGCGACTGGCGTGCTTACAAGCCCCCGCGCCGGACGGGGTGCGCTACTTCAAAGCGCTCGTGGCACGACAAACGTACCAAATGTTGCAGTCCAGCACCATTGACACGTTCAAGCGGATGCTGGGGGACGTACTGACTTTCAAAGTTGGTAAAATCCCACCAGAAGCCACAGGAAAATTCAAACTGGCGGATGGCACATACGTAGACTTGAAGATTGAGTTTGTGTCGTTCGACTCGGAAGACGCACAAGCGAAACTGCGCGGATACGAACCAACCGTGGTGTTCTTGGACGAGGTTTCAGAAATGCCCGAGTCCCTAATAACTGCGGCGCTTGGGCGTACAGGGCGATACCCGTCTGGGAAACTCGGAAGTCCAACCAGAAGCGGTGTAATCGCCGCGACCAATGGACCACTGAAGCGCCACTGGTTATACCACTGGTCACAAGGCAACCGCGACGACCTGTTCAAACAGATATCATCCAAAATTGGCACCAAGTATTTTGAGCTTTTCCAACAACCTGCGGGGTTGATTCGCCCCAAAGTAGAGGGCGGCGAGTGGTTACCAAACCCACTCGCGGAGAATATCCATAACTTAGAAGAGGGGTACGGATACTACTACAAGATGCTTGGTAACAAGGAGGCGGATATTCAGGCGTTCGTGGAGGGGCAGTTCGCAGACCTGGTTACTGGCAAGGTGGTGTATCCAGAGTTCTCCGAGAGGCACATAGTCGACGAGGACGACTTGAGCCTGCCTGCGCGCATCCCGTTATACTTTGGGTTCGACTTTGGGCGCACCCCAGTCTGTGTGATTGCGACAATGACGAAGGGCGGCAGGCTGATTATCCTAGAGGAGTTGGTCGGGATTGATATCAGTGTCAAGACGCTGCTCGACGACTACGTATTCCCGCGAATAACGTCCAAGTACCGATACGCCAGCATCGAGGGGGCGTGGGGAGACCCAGCAGGGATGGTGAACACCCAAGCAGTAGAGACCTCCCCATACGACGTAATCCGTGCAGCAGGCATCCCGATTGAAGACCCAGGTGGGGCGAACAGGCTAGGTCCTAGGATTGAATCTGTAAAACAACGCTTGACAACGTTGGATACTATGGGATATCCTAAGCTACAGGTTAGCAAACGCTGCTCAAATATATTGGCGGCAATGCAACATGATTACGTGTATGAGGCAATTCGTGGCGGCAACGGGGCGGTGCGTGATGTACCAACCAAAAGCCATGAAAACTGGGTCTCTGATTTATCCGATGCCATTCAATATATCTGCCTTGGCTTAGGAATCAACTCCGGTGGGAAATCGAGAGGTTTCGTAAAACACCACCGAAAACAACTACTTTAGGAGTCATTATGTGCTGTGGTCGACGTGGTTCAAGTTTGGGCAAACCAACAAAAAAACCTACCCCTGTTCAAACCCCGACTTCTAAGTAAATGAAGAAGTCAAAGTTAAAGATAAGCGACGCTCTGGGCGCGTATGTACGCGCTAAATTCACCCGCGCGGTTGAGCATAAGCAAGGCGTCACTACTTTACTAAGAACCTGTACAGATCAGCTTCGTGGAATCGTGCCTTGTAGCGGCGAGGAAGACGTGCCGATCTGTATGAACATCACCGCACCAATGGTACGCGGTGTGGAGGGGCTATTAAGCAACGTGGTTGTTGGAAGTAGCACTTCCAGGGTGTTTGTGATAAAACCTACACCAGACCCAGAGCTGTCCCCTGATGACGAGGCTGCGCTACAACAACGCTTAGAGCGAGCAATCCCCGATATTCTAGGAGGATATACCGACGCAGTACTGGTCGAGAAAGAGCTGCGCAACATGGAGGCTGCTCTCAAAACAGAGCAGGTCAAACTAAGTATGGACCGCGCGGAGAAGCTCACCATTGCGGTACATGATTCCCTTATCGAATCTAATTGGTACGACGCGCAGAGCCAAATCCTCCGTAGTTTTTGCAGCGAGCCTACCGCAATCGCCAAATACCCAGCAGTACGTTCAGTCGAAGTCTTGGAATACCAAGACGGGCTAGTTGTACCTGTCACCAAGCTTATAAAAGCCGTAGAACCAATCAGCCCATACAATTTCTTCCCATCCCCTGGCGCCACAGACCCACAGTCAGCAGAGTTCGTTATCGAGGTGCGTAAAGCCAACAAGAACGATTTGCTGGACTACGCCACCGTTCCCGGCTATGACAGCGACGGACTCCTGTATTTACTAGAGCAATACCCAAATGGGCATGAGGAAGACGACTTGACCGTAGATGCGAAAAGCCTAGAAGGTAACGAAGACGAGAACGAAGCGTCTGATACCTCGATAAACCTATACGATTTGCTTGGGTTTTTTGGTAAAATCCCGGGAAGCTATCTAGTTCAGTATGGAGTGGAGGTTGAAGATGAGCAGCGGCTATACGAAGCGGAGCTATGGAGCTGCGCAGATATCGTAATCCGCGCCACCCTTAACCCACACCCACTAGGGAAACGCCCATTCTATGCGGCGTCCTTCGAGCGTATCGAAGGCTCCTTTTGGGGCGAGTGTGTAACATCCAAGGTAGCAGAACCACAGCGTATCTGTACCGCCGCCGTTAAGTCGGCCATACGAAATGCCGCGTTTAGCAGCGGCCCAATCGGCGAGGTAGACGAGTCTCGCGTGGCGGATGAAGACGACCCAACGTTCATAGAGCCGTGGGTTCTGAAGCTGGTTAAGCCAGACCGCAACAACAACTCTGGACAACCAGCGTACCGACTCTCATATGTAAAAAACATAACTCCAGAACTAATTTCATTGTATACGTGGGGCGAGAATCAGGCATATAACATGCTGGGCTTGTCCAAAGCTGCGTTTGGTAACTCAGAAGACCTTGGGTCTGTTGGGAGAACCTCGGGCGGGGTTGCGATGATTTTGAAACGCGCTGACCACCCAATTCGGTTATCCGCACGCGAGTTTGAAAAGCGCTTCATCGAGGAAATCCTACAAGACATGGTAACCGACCTAATGCTGTACTCACCAGATGAGAACATCAAAGGAGACGTAAAGGTCTACGCTATTGGTGTATCTGGGTTGGTTGAGCAGGAAAGCAAGGACGCAGACCTGGAGTGGGCGTTACAGTCCGTTACAGCGATGATGAGCATAACGGATGAACAAGGCAACCCAATCATCCCTAGAGAAGCCCCGATTCGCTTATTGTACGAACTATTCAAAAGCAAAGGGATCCCCACGGACGGAGTATTCCCTAACTTCGAGCTACTGGACGCGGTGAACTCGGTTACCCCGACCAGCAGCGCCCCAGGCGCCGCCCCAGAATCCCCAGCTTCTTTATTAGATGGTCGCAGCGCGGCCGCAGTGTCTGAGATGTCATCAGGCGTAGGAGGCCCGTATGGCTAAATGTATTTCAAAACGCTTGACTTCTGAAATTATAAATCATAATATGGCGGAAGGCACACCATTCAGACTAGAGCTAGTGCAAACACACGCTTTGTACATAAGCCAACTCACTGATGGTGAAGATATATGCTTCTGCTTACAGCGAGTAGTAGTATGCCAAGTTGATTGCGGCGACGCAGAATTCAAATTCGACTTCCCAGAGGGGTGTTGCCTTACGATTCTACCGCCTGGCGTGTATGAAATTACCCTAGCGGAGCAGTATATACACACCGTGGAAAATGGCGAGCTCGGAATCGACATCCTTTTAGAACCCGTGGACACCCCCTTCGTACAGTCCGTTATTGCTAACGGATGCTCATAGGAGATTATCATGTCAGGTTGTAAAGGTGGGTTAAACCAATATTTAGTGGAAAGCATTATCGCGGCCAAGGTGCTGGAGATGCTTAACAACGGCACGCTACAAGCCGGCTTAAAAGCGTGCGATACCGCGTGCGACACATACTTGGGCAAGGGTACTTCCGTTGTAACGTGTAATTCCTTCTCAGAGGCCCTCTGCCAAGCTATCGAAGCTGGCAACACATGCCTACCATTCATCGACGCGTTCTTCTTGACTGGGACCGTCCTGACCATCACCGCAGGCGACCAAACATTCCAAGTAGATTTAGCCCCATTATTTGCTGCATATAGCGACACCAAAGTCACCGGGTTTGCGTTCACGTCCCCTACTTCCAATACCCTCCGAGTTAACCAAAGCGACGGCACCTCGTTTGACGCCGACTTGAGCCGCCTGCTCACTGACGCGGAGGACATCGCAAACATCGTTTCCACGGACATTACAGTACGCAACATCATCGCGGCGCTGTTCAAAAAATGCAGCGGGGACGACCATGCACCGGGCGACTTGATCCCTACGTGCGCGGAGATGACAACAGCGATTAACACCGCGATCACCACCGCTATTGGCGGCCTTGCGGAGGATAAGTTCTTAGAAGCTGTATCCTATGATCCAGACACCAACGAGCTGACCCTGAGTGTAAACGGCGGAGACACCTTCACCATCCCATTGACCGATTTGGTGGATTCTCTGTCGATCTCTACAGACGCAGGCAACCAAGTAACGACTGGTACGGACGGCGGTATTTACGTACCCCCACCTGCCGCAGCTGGTGACACATCCAAGCTATTTGAGCTATCTGTAGCACAACTAACAACCCCAGCAGGAACTACCACGTTCACGGTGATGGACATCACAGGGTTACAGAGCTCAGTAGATACTGCTTTTGCAACAGTAGA